GATCAAATAGTATACAGCGGGCCCGACATCGGCTAAATATTACAGCCTGCCGAGGCAACCTCGTGTTGCTCCAAAAGCTAAAATTCATCAACGTTTCGACGTTAATCACCTTAACTTAAGGAGGATTACCTATATGGTTACTAAAAGAGCTAACCGTAAAGGAAGAGAGGTTCGAAAACTCTCTAATTCTATTCGTAAGTTAAGTGACGAGGAAATTAAAGTATTCCTCGAGGTGCTCAATGCCATCATGCAAGGAGCGCCTGTCCCAAAAGATGCGCGTAAGCGCTACCTTAAGGAGGTCGAAAACAGACTCCGCAATAACGGAGTGGATTTCTTGTCCAAAAGTAGGGTTTTCCCAACTTACGGTCTTAAGCTACTTGGTCGTGATACCACTGGTTTCCCGATAAAAGGGTTTAAGAATGCCGAGGGCAAAGCTTATCCACAATTATTTGCGTGGTACTGGGCAGAACTCGAGCGATTATCTAAGCTCGACAAGCCGACTAAGCGCGATGCAAATCGCGCCCAAAGGGTTCTGGTTGTTCTATCATTTGCGAAAATGATAAAAATAAGTTCCGTGAATCAGATTAAAAAGAGTTTATCTGACTTCGAAAACCGGGTAACCGACGAAGAGTCTAAAACTCCCGACGACGTAGCAAAAGGCGAGGATTCCGATAATAAGGATCCCTCATCGTCTAAAGAACTAACTTTTTTCGATGATGCACCAAGCCTAAAAGAAATTTTGGGCTACGATGTCAATCTACGTTCACTACCTTCTTACGTTGACTTTAATTCAATATCAACGAAGCCTTCGGCTTTGAAGGATAAGATAGCCTTGCCGGAATGGTTTGCAGGCCAATTCATGAGAATTGGCGGAACCTTTCAGGATACCGTTATTACAGTACCCTCAGGTCTCAAACCACCGCCATATGGTAAAGTTAGCGTAATTACCGAATCAGCCGGTAAGCTCCGGCTTATCGTACCGTATAATACACCCTTTGTACATAGTACGGGCCTTTATGCTCGCTGTCGTGCAATACTTAATTGTATTAAGCAAGATTGCAGCATAGATCAGGCCAAGGGTCATCAGCTTATTAGTAAGCTAACCAGACCGGGAACTATCGGTCCAGATGATAGTATTATATCTGCCGACTTGGATGCCTTTTCAGACAACACAAGTACGGCCGGAATAAAATTCGGACTTTCGCAAATAGGCTTACCAGGTTTAGACGATTTTTTACTAAACCTACCAATTACAAGTCCCAACGGTAATGTAATAGTACCGAAAAAACTTTTAATGGGCCTAAAAGGAAACTTTGAGATGTCATCAGTTCTGCATCATTATGCAGTTAAACTAGCCGGCATTAGACGCTATGCGTTATGCGGCGATGATCTAGTTTATTCTGGATCCATTGAACCGTATATGGCATCAATAGATACCTTTGGGTGGTCAATCAATCGTGGTAAAACCGTTATTTCGAAAACGGCTGCCGTATTCTGCGGCGAGATGTACTGGTTTGGTTTTAGGATTTCTCCTAGAGTACCAAAAGTTCACTCAGTTTATTCTAATGGTAAACTGCGTCGAGCGTCGGTTATATTCTCAACCATGAGAATGACGATCGAGTCATTAAATACCATCTACAAGCGAAAAGTGGTGGCTAAAATAATTAGCCCTTTCCGCCGCTTATTAAAACGTAAGTGGCGTGGAGTGGTGATACCCAGCTTACCTAGTAAGCTTAGGGGTTTAGGTATGAAGCCCGCTAAGACTCAGAAGTTATTAAAACTTATGAAAAATAAGGCAATACTTAGAGTATGTCTTATGTCTATCGGGATCGATAACCCGCCAGTCTCCAAGAACCGGTGGTTCGGTCTTCCGATCGAACTCACTCCCAGTCAAATTCATACAGAATTTCCTGATTTTCCAGCACTTTTAGACAAAGGTGCAGTAAGCCTGCGTGTCACTGAAGCTGCTCCAGCTTTAGTCAAACATGTTGACTCACTTGATTTATATCAAGCACTAGAGTGGTACTACGATGATGTACGCTTAGAAGCTTCTGCTTTTGAGCTATAAGGCATTGCATTGTGGTGCGACTTTAAGTACTTTATCATTTTACTTAAAAAATAGATGTCGG